AGTAAAAGTCCCGGGTCCGAGCTACTTTTCAGTCTTAACCCATGTAGTAGTTGGGTGTCTATAAAATTGGAGAATAGAGGATAATTCTTAACAACCTCTAGTAATCCAGACAGGCTAAAACCCGTCACTTCTTCTCCGTTTCGTATCCATCTCTTTGCAAACTCATACATATCAGGTGATATATGAGACTTTTGCCCAGAGATTGGAATATCGAATTTGGAAAGAAGTTGCTTATAGCACTCAGCTACTTTATCATGACCTATAACAATGTCGTCTCCTAGGAGCGCGTAATTACTAAAATTAGTAATACCCGCTCATCTCGCCGCAAGGCGTACTAGGACATGATGAGTTAAGGCCATGACTGGCCAAGAAGAGTAGGCTCCCATCGGCTGGCCAGCCTTATATAAGACTGTGCCACCGTCCACGTCAAATTCCCAATTTGTAAGGACTCTAGTTCATGCCTCAGACCTAGGATCTCCAATTATATGTTTAACAACATATTGCTGGATCACAACAGGCATTCTGTCTGTTGCTGATTTAAGATCTAGACTGTGGTAAGGACCATGAGTCAAACATGATTGGAAGTGATTTTGGTTAAAGGTACAGTCTGTGCTAATACACTTAAGGAGCTTATTAATATGCTCATGAAGTGGTTTTAGTACCGACTGTGTCCAATAGTCCATAATTGCTATAACTCTCGTCTTACCCTCCTTGTCGGAGAAGTAAGATAGGCGCCTAATCGATTGTTTGGTGTTACCTTCTAAGAATGACTTCTGGTTAAAATCAATAAGAGTTTGACCAGGGTAAATCTCAGATGTCAATATATCTCAATAAGATTTTAGCTCCTTCCCACCTAATAGAATTAGGTCCTCTTTTAATAGAGGCGGAAGTAAGGTAAGATCCTTTAGAGATGTAACTAAGGCCTGGCCGTTGGGTCCAGACTTAGTAGACATATGAGGCTCACGCCATTTTAGATGTAATTGCTTAATCTTTAACTCTTTATACAAGATGTCAGTGATAGTAATTCTATCCTCTCATGAGAATTTACATTCACTTGGCGTCGTAATAGAGTCGGTACTTAACTCAAGTGTTAGCATGAACGCCCTACTAATTGTAAGTAAGGTCATCCATGATCTAACATCTAAGTTAGGTATGTCCGGGGTAATCTTACCCTTTAACCACTTTGGTATACCATTGTGGTCACAGGAAAGG